ATGTTTCTTTTTGAATTGTGGTTTCTGTCTTATCTCTATAAGGACAAATCATATTTTCACCACCCTTTTAAGCATTAAAAAGCACCTTGAATAAAATTCAAAGTGCTTAGTAACAAACATTATTCAATTCTAGATAACCGAGTTCGTACACGTCTTTATTTTGATTTATACAATTTTCGATTATTTCGATTATTTCTTTATCTTCCAAACTCACCGCGAGCGGAATTGTCGGAAAATCGTCGTTAAACTTCTTTTTGTATTCATTATACATTTTTTGTAGCTTATTTTCCATTTACTTCACCTTTTTTAAAATCGTTAACATTGCGTTATAGCTGTTTGGTAAATACTTTTTGACATATTCTAACTCACTACCGCCGTTTACTTCCGCGCTCATAATGTTCGCCCACATTTCAGACGACGCGTCAAATATTCTATATTCCATCATAGTTTTATTAAGATTACTTGCGTCAAATCCCAATTCTTTGTACACTTTTTGGATTTTTCTGTGTTCTTTCACCCTTTTGGCATACATATAATTCCCGTTGTAATATTTGTCGCCGTGTCCCCATCTTATTCTTTCACCAAGCAAACCGTCGATAGCGTCTTGCACGCCCATACTTGCGTCGTGTTCAGAGAGTTCTTTTCTTAATTCATCATTTAAATTCTTTTGTAACAAAACTTTGTCTTTTCGCACAGCTTCAAGAAATTCATCTGATGAACTCGCAATTCTAGTAATTATACCGTTTTGATATTTAGTATTTTTTAAAATTGTGTCAACTTCATTAAAATGTAAGCCTTCGAATTCTGCTTGTCTATCAAAAAAATGTGCGTACTCGTGCGCTAATGTGCTAAATTTGCTTTTTCCATTGTCGATATATTTCTGCAAAGGAAAATTAAAATCTAATATATTTTCACTAGTGCGATAACATCCTTTTCTATTTGGTCTAATTTTATTAATTTTATCAGCATATTTTGTATATAATTTTTTAACAAAATCGTTTTTTAAATTAGATAAAAGCTTTGTAAAAGCGTTATAATCAGTTTCATTCATAGCGCTTTTAAGTTTTGTTGTATTTTCTACAATTTTATCTAGATTAATTGTATCATTTTTGCCGAATTTTTCAAGCGCTTTTTCGTATTTTTCGCGTTTTTCTTTCCATTCTTTTGCGCGTGCTTCTGCTTTTTGCTGATTGTTTTTATCAAGGCTATATTTTGCTATTCTATTAAAGCGTTTTTCTTGCCTTTTCGCGAATTTAAGCTTGTTTTCTACTTCTTCGCGCTGTTCCATCTCGTCCAACTCGTCAGCGTTGACGGGTTTTAGAGTTGTAACGCCTTTATAGTATGTGCTTGTACTATCCTTACACCGCGGATGAAACAAACCACCCGAAATAGCGCTACTCAATAGCGGATATTTCTCGTTGTCTTTAGTCCTCGTACCGCCTGAATAGACATCATCAACAAATAAGTGACCGATATACTTTGCGCACCGAGGGCAACCGCCTTGTCGCGAATTAACAACAACTAAAGATAAACCCCATTCGGCGCGTTTCTGTCCCTCACCATACAAATAAGCGCGTTTATTCGCTGTCCTTATAGCCATATCCGCGTAATCTGCAAGCGTATGACGTGCGCCGTTCTTGTACTCTACGCAGTTCAAACCCGCGTTGAGCATATCACGACAAGCCATATCGACCGCTTTTTCGTACGTTCCCGCGCCCGAATTTGCATAAACTTGCGCGGAAAAAATTGCTTTCCGGTATTTATCATTAGACATTCGTAATATAGCCGTTTCAGCTGTTTGCATATCGTTTGTAGTCGCAGTTATAAGCGCGTCAAGTTTCTTCTTGTTAATCTTAAAGAATTCGCCTGACGTCCCCTTTTTTGGCTTGCTTATTTTTGCGCCTTTTTTAATCGCTTCCAGTATTTGCAATTCCTGTTCAGCTTCGCCGTCACTCATAGCGCGACTAATCATTTCGTTAATCTTGCTATTGAGTGACCTAAACTTTTTCCCATACTTGTCCGAATTGGTCGCCCTGAATTCTTCAAGGCTTTCAAGCTGTTTTGCTTGCCATTGCGTCCAATTATAACCTTCTGCGGTTTCTTCCGCGCGGTGTCGGGAAAAATTTCGTATCATACTTTCGATTAATTCGTTTTCAATTGCTTCAAATGCTTTTTTAACATTATAATTCATAATTATAATTACAAGTCGTCAATTTCGGACGTTTCGTCGAGTGTCGCAACGCCCTGTTCTTGCTTAATTCGCTGTACTTCCTCAGCTTTCCAATCGTCGCATTTACTGTCGCCGTATAGTTCATTTACAGCGTTTTCAATGCTCATCACACCGTTTTGACGTGCTTTACCGACTGTTTCAACCTGACTTTCGAAAGATGGGTTCGCATACTCGCCGAAATTAACTGAAACATCTAAATCATCAGGAACACACTCTTTGTTGTTAATTTCATTGTACGCGCTCAAAACAGCTTTAACCAATACCGGTAGAGTGTTTTCGAGTAATTCAACAAAATTTTGGCGTGTATATAGCGTTGTTTTCTCTTTCTCTCTTTGTGCTTCTGCGTTATCAAGTTTCTTTGTGTCAATTCCTAACGTGCTAGGACTTAAAACGCCTTGCAAACACAAATCGAGCGCGGTAACATAAGAACTCAAATAACTTTCGTGTTGAATTGAAGGTGATTCCGTTTTAACGCTGTTCGTGCCGTTTTCGCTCATATCAGCGCCAATCGCAATAAAGCGATTGTCAAAGGGATTCGGCGGGATAGGCTCGCCCGTGTTCGGGTCGCGCGGTATAAGCGGGTCGGGTAGGTACGTCCTTGTTCTGCACGCTCTCAGTGCGTCCATCCATTGCGACCATACTTCATCCAAACTACTAAACGCATTTTCCTTGTTGCTAATAAGACCTTGACCGCGTCCGGGATAGAAACTATCACCGTACACGACTGGCACCGCCCACATATAAGAATTGTTAAACGTAACGCCGACGCCGTCAATCCAATTTAGCGCGCTTACGGTATGCAAGTCAACTTCTGCGCCGTTATCGTTGTATAAAGCATAGTTGATATATCCGTACCCGTAAGTTTCCTCGAACATATAGCGTTTGTTTTTTTCAAAGTATTCAGTATAAAACTTTACTTCTCTGATGTGTCCGCGTACATATGTAAATTTGACCTTCTCGGACGGATACCACTCGATAATCGGCAAATCCGATATATCAGTATCAAACGAAATTTTAAACGCACCGTCGCCGACGATAGCAATATCGCGTATCGCTTTTTTTAACGTCTTGTTGAATTCGTTTTTGGCTTCGATTTTTTCCCACGCTTCTTCAAAAACTACTGTGTTATTGTCGTGTATTTCAATTCCGTTGTAGTCGCTGATAATGATATTTGTAATCGTATCAACTATAAGCGCGGGCAATGCCACGTGTAGCTTCTGAATTTCTTGTCCGCGTGTGGGTTTCGCACACCAAAACATTGTTTGCGGTACGTCTAGCGTGTTATATAAGTCGCGTAACTGTTCACTTTTGCCCCAATACCAAATTCGGTTCTTTGCACAGTCTGTCGCGTGGTTTATTTTTTCATCAATTGTTATAACTTTATCCGTCGCGGGATTGATACGTAAAAAGCTACGCATACCGTGTCTTATTTTATTTGCCATATTGTCAAATAGCTTCATTTCTAACCACTTCCAATTTTTTCCTTAAACGGTAGCCAACCATACTGTGATGAGTTAATAAAATGGTCGTGACCGTCCTCGGGTGTGTTGTCTTTATCTTCAAGCCAAGAATATAATTCATATTCTTGTATCGTATTTGTGCAATGCTCAACAATGTAGTAACAACCTTTTGCAAACCAACCCAATAACAAATTAATTCTATCAATGATTTTCGTCTTTTTGAATGCATTATAAAAGTTATAAGCACAACCTTTCTTGCGCTTATACTTGTTCAATTCTGTTATTGTTGCTTGGTCTGCACTATCAATGTAAACATTGCGAGCGAATCCCCATTCGTCCCGATTTCGTTCCAAAAAATCTACATAATTTTGGGCTATATCAGACGGCGCAAGTGGTTCTTCTAACTCTGCGTTGTTATATTTCTTCTCGTCAAGCTGTATGCATTTACCTTTGTTCGTAATGCCAAAGAACGTCATTGCGACCGTATCAGGCGAGGACTGAGAGTAAGCTGTATCAAGTCCAGATGTGAAATAAATAAAATGTTCTTTGCGTCTGTCAACTGTCAAGAACTGTTGCGCCCATTTCTTTGTTACAACGTGAATTTTTCTATCAAAATTACTGAAAACTAAACCCGTCGCGCGTCCTCGTTCGCCTAATATCTTGTTTTTATATAATTTTGTTCCGACCGGAACGTTTAATTTAATTTGTTCAATTTTTTCTTTTGATAGTCCGAAATTGTCGTCGAAAGAAAAGAACCAGTGAACCCAATCGGGTTTTGGTTCTTCACATAGCATATTTAAAATTGTCGTCGGCGTGTCTTTTTCGTATTTTTTGACAGGTCGCGAACAATTTATGTATTCTTTGTAAACTGGCAAATTTGGGTCGTCAGGGTTCAAAGTTGCCATAAAATAGTCGCAACGCATTGAAGCTTCACGAACAAAATCAATATCGGCGGTGTTAATTTCGTCGATATACAAGCAACCATATTGACCGCCTAGCGCCTTTTGCCATTTCTTTTTATCGCCGTAGCCCATCACATAAACGACTTTATCGTCTTTTCTCGTGTGATAAAGAATGTGTGGAATTTTCTCGTCCTTGGTGCCGTTACCGTTATAAACTGTAAGCGCTCCAAAGTCGTCAATAACGCCTAAATCTTTATTGATAATATTCTTTTCAGCTGTTCCCGTATCTTTTGACGCGATAATATGATATTTTTTATCACTTTGCGCAATTTTTAGAAAAAATTTAAATATTCCGACCGTGGTTTTTCCCGCCGCGGTGGTGCCTTCCAAAAATTCGACGGGCGCTTCATACCTGATAAAATCTTTATATTTCGGTGAAAGAATTAAATCAGGCATTTTTTAACAACTTGAATAAATTTTCACGATAAAAGTTAAATAACTCTATATCGTTTGAAATCGAAAATTGTTCAATTTTTGGATTTTCGTTGAGGTTAGAAAAAGTTTCAACAACATAGTGATTACCTTTCGCAGTTTCCATCAAAATTATTTTTGAATGGTTCTTAACTGACTTTATTTCCCATTTGGTTTCGTCGCATACTTGTTTAATTAATTGAATGTAGTTATATTTTCCCTTGTCCGTTTCGCTTTGCATATCACTTGTGTAAAATTCGACGTCTTTGATTTGTTCAGCCAAATAAGCGCCGTAAATTTTTTTGAAGTGATTTTTTCCAATTCGGAACGTTGAACAATACATTTTTTCAATCGTTTCTTTTTGCGCAACACTTAAAATAATCGCGAGTGAACTAAAGCCACCCGCGACGCTTATTAGTGTGAAAATTTCATCAGTTGTGGGCATTTTCCCGCTTGTAACTGCGTCAAAACTAGTAATTTCTTTACCAATGCTGAATTTATGACGTTTTTTGCTTTTTAAAATCGTTAATGCTGAGTTACAAAAACTATTCATTTAATTGCTCCAAAATTTTATCTAGTTTTGTTGTTTGTGTTTCAATATTTCCACTAACTTCAACTTTATTCAAATATTCACCCGTCATTTTGTTAAGCGTGTCAATTGCTTTTATAATATCGCCTGTTTCTTCCATATGAGATTTATTTCGCGCAATATCCGACAAAACCGCCTGTCGTTCTTTCGCGTTCATAATTCGTTTGTCTTGCATTTCCTCGCTCAATTCTTGTATATATTTAACCACTAGCGGATTGTCTAATAGTAAATAACTTTTTGATTTTGCGAACTTCTCTGAGTAGCCCGCTTTCACTGCACTTTGCGAAACGTTACCGCTTTCCACGTAGTATTCAGCGAATTTCTTTTGTCTTATATTTAACTTGCTTTTATCTTTTGACACGCGGTAACACTTCCTTTCTGTCCGCTTTGACTTTTTTTAACTTGCTTGTAATTTGCTATAGACGCAATAAAACCCGCTTACTCTATGATGTAAACGGGTCATATTGCCTAATTAACGAATAAGAGGTGTTTTCAATGGTTAATTATTTATCAAATTTAAAGGAGAATAAAGCAGTACATAAATCTTTTATCGCTCTTGCTATGATATCATAATAACACGATTTACAGTGAATTAAAATGGCTAATTTTAGGAATTTAACACTTTTTCAAATTCAATCAATGCAAAACCGTGCAATCTGTACACCCAACGTTTTGTAAACTTTTCTTTCTCGGCTACTTCATTCCACGTTAAATGGCATATGTAGTAATCTGTCAACACCGCTTTGTGTCGTTCGTCTGCAAGCTGTTGAATTAGTTTCCTTGCTTCTGTCTTTGCGTCGAATAGCTTGTCTATTTCCTCGTTGATTTGATTTTGAAGCGTTACAATCTTGTCAATAATCTTCGTGAAGTCGCCACCCGAACCCGAACTTTGTACGCGCTCGGATTCGCTTTGTGGACTAACTTGTAATGATTTCGCACGCCAATATTCAACTTCGTTCTGCTTAGAATTAATAGCTGTGTCGGCTATTCTGAGTTGATTTAAATAGTCTTTAGCGTTCTTTGTCGTCATTTTCTTCACCTTTTGTAACAAGCGGTTCCGCTAGTTTGTTAAGTATCGCACCGCCTAATAGCAGTCCTGACACAATCCATACCATAAGCGGTACTTTGATTTCGTTTGCGCTAAGTATAGTTATCGTCATTATCCACACAATTACACCCGATACGCTCAAGCGTCACCACCTTCTTTCTTTTCGTCCTTGCTGAGGAAATAAAGTAACTTTTCACACATTGCACCGAGTTGGACGGCTTCGCGAATTGTTTCAGTTACAGCAGACTGCAAACAATTTGTATTAATTACTAACCTTTTATTTTGGTTTCTTCTGACGTCGCCCCACATCTGTTCGACTGCCATTCTTACAATATTAATTTGTTCCGTCATTTCCTCATATTCTTCATACAGCACCGCGAAACCCTCGTGCGCGCTGTGAAATAACGCGTTGTTCTTATTTGCCTTATTTAATTCACTAATAAACATTAACCTTACGTCCTCTTTGCTAAGTGAAAAACTCATAATTTACCACCTCTCACGTTTAAAACAACCATTGTGTATTCTTGCCCGGTATCTGCATTAACTCGATTATACGCGTCAACGCTCCATCCCGCTTCTTCTAACTCGTTCACAATGTTTCGCGGAACGCTTACGTAACTGTCAGTTATTTGCTCTTTAACTGCGCAACATTCGTCGAGTGATAAGAATGCATTTTTCTTACTCCATATTTTGATTAAAGCGTTAAAAAAGTTACGCCATCTTTCTTCCTGAATTTCTTTTGCTGTAATAAATTCCATCTTTATTCCTCACTTTCTATCGGTGAGTTCCAGCATTTTTGACAGTTTGTGGAACACTCATTAAATTCTTTTTCGGTCATATATCCTAAATAATATGGACATATCCCACTAGGAATACCATTAGCAAGTGGAACGTTTGGGTGCTTATCAAGAAAATCAGTTAAATATGTTTCCTTTGGATGTTCATTAGACCATCTCTGTACAATCTCGACAGTTTTGTCAGGATAATACATTTCAAAAACACTACAAGATTTATTCTTGCCATTTAATTTTGAACTTAAAGGACATTCAAGACAATCATTTTCGCCACACATTCTTCGCTTTTCTCTGAAATAGTTTTTGGTTAGTTTACAATCAATCGTTTTCATCCTTCAAACCTCCTTGGTTTATAAACCTTGCAAAATCTGCCATCGTCACATCCCATTTTTTTATTTTTCGCACTGCATCGTTTATAGCCTCGGCAGTCCCTACCACCTCCTTCCCAATAAACGCAAGTACGACATCTTGGGTGTCTTAATCTATAATCATTAGGTGTCATTCTTCTTCCTCCTCACATAACTTTTTGCCCTCTTGTTCCAAGCATTTATTGCTTCTTCTCTTGTTTCAGAATAATTGCCGAGGCTTGCACCACAATCATCATCTTTACAAACTACAACATATTTTTTATTACTCTCATTTGGTATTTTAACAACCCAAGATTTGCCACCACAAAACGGACAAGGCTTTAGTTTTTCTCTCATTGCTTATTCCTCCTGTTCTAAGCTTCCATTGTTTTTCTTTCACTGTTAACATTCATTTAATCACCAACCTTTTCCGACATTCTCGCTCCACAATGAGAACAATAATTGTCTATTTCGTAACCGCCTTTGTTTTTTGTTGCAAATACAACATTTCCGCATTTGGAACATTTTAAACGCAAACCAACTCTTGTCACTTGCTCCATTTCAAGGTTGTTTGCAACTTTTATCCATCCTGCTGTACAAGGTTCTTCAAACTCATATTGCTTACAACTTTCAATGGTTTTGTAAATATCATTATCAATCAGACCATAATACCAACCACAATCGCTGTTACGCATAATCAAATATCTACATTCTTCTATTTTCTTTTCCACTTCATCCAATAAAACAAATTCAGCCATTTTATATCACTCCTTATCGTATATAAACTACAATAGCTTTAATAAATTTTTTCTTTGCCAATTCTTTATTAACAAGTTCGTCCCATTCTTTAATCGTCATTTCAATAACACTTTTGTCATTAGCCAAAAGCATTTCTTCGATTTCTTCTCTGTAATCGTCTTTGTCAATATATGCATTTTTATATAAAGTAACTTCGTCTATTTTACAACCAGTTACCCTTCCCATTTGCATATAGTCGCCTTCTTCCAAATCGTCGCTACAATGAAAAATCAATAACGGCAATTCAGGATTTTCAACAATCAACCTTTTCAATTCTGCTGTATTTTTCAAAGAAACATAAAATTCTTTATCATTCATACAATAACCCCTTTTCCATCATAACCCATTCACCATAAGAATAACGTGTTCCGTGTTCTTCGTTATATGCTCTTAATTCGCGTAATTTCGCGTCTAAGCTGTTTTTTCTCTTGACGGGTTCTTTTACGTTTTTGCTCTGTTCGTGTCTGCTACGCTTAATCTCGTTCTTATCACCGCATATTTCGCATAATTGCTTACGAGAGTTGAACGTTACGAACTGTTTTCCACAAGTTCTGCACTTCTTAAAGTACTGTTTAACCATTTTTTATTATTCCTTTCTTTTTGAGATATTCGAGCGTTACACGTTCAAACTCGTTTCGTTCCGTATCGTTCAGCGGAATTCTTGACGCTATTCCGTGTTGCTCCTTGTATCTCAAATAAATCTTGTTAATTAACGGATGGTTCACGTTCAGCTTGTACCCGTACGGATTGTTATAGTTCAACATCTGTACCGGTTCAGGCTTTCTGTTTTGGTTCCAACTCATTCGCCTACCAACTTCCACACAACACATTTGTCTGTATCTGTGTCGAACCACTCGCAGTTTCTAACACATTCTTGACGAGTTAGCGGACATTTCTTAACGATTTCAATTTTTTTGTTATCGTTTTCAAGTATGCACTTGTTAAAGTTGCAATGCTTACCCTTTCGCACTAAGCATTTTAATTCAGGATATTCACATTTCATTTTTCGCCACCTCGTCAAACATTGAATAATTTTCGTATTCTTCCACGTCGTATGATTTCGTTCCACTATAACCGTTTTGGTTTGTGTGTGGTCGTTCTCTTTCGTTCCATCTGTCCGCCAACTTCTTCCAATCGACTGCAACGCCTTTATATTTCCAGTCATACGCGTCATAGTAATTAAAAAATTTATCGCAATCAAAGTTGTAATTTTGGCTATCACAATAATTTTTTATTTCTGTTTTTGTTGGTTTTGTTTTTGTTGCGATTTTTGTCGTTTTTGCGTCATTTTCGCAATTCACGTTTTCGCCTAAACAGTTAGTTTTATTATTTTTAATATTATTTTTAACTGGTACCCATTTTTGAGTAGTCTGACTACCCATTTTTGAGTAGTCAGGGTCTACCCATTTTTGAGTACCCTCTACCCATTTTTGAGTATACCCATTTTTGAGTAGTCGAGTGCCGTTTTTATCGACCCATTTTTCATAATTTTTGTTAATTGAAAATGACTTGATTGCGTTACCGCTACCGCGTGAAATTATCATATTGTAAGCCGTTAAAGATTTCAAAACGCGTCTTACAGTTTTAACCGGTATATTTGTACCATCTGCAATATAACTAGCTGACAATGTTCGATATTTGGTCTTGAAACCGTACGTCATATGAATTATGTAACTAAACACGCGAAACTCCGCACCGCTCAAATCGACACTATAAAGAGCGGTAAAGAGTTCGTTCGCAATTTGTATATAGCCGTTTTCAAGCTGGGGACTAGCCATTTAAACCGCCTAGAATTTTGATAATCGCGCGACCCGTTTCGGCTTTTGAACAAAACAAAAATTCAGTATCAAAAGTATCACTAATTATTTTTAGTTTCTTATGTAGCTGAACACCTGAAACCGCTTTAGGACTTGTTTTTAAACGTGGGTTTGTCCAATTCCGAACGTCGTCTAATTGGCGTACATTTTCGCCGTGTTCGATTAAAAACACAATCCTTATTCCGTATTGCTTCGCACGTTTAAGTTCACGTATGAAGCGCGCACGGTCTTGTGTGACGTTATTGCAAATTTCTTGCAAGTTCTGTTTTCTGTCAACCACTAATCGCGGATTATCTAAATTCATATAATCGCCAACAAACAATTTTGATTTGAAGTATTCCACATTTTTTCTATCAAATGTGGAAAGAATTGCTTGTATCGCTTTTTCCTTTTCTCTTGTGTCGATTTGTATAGTCATTTTTTCAACCTCGATAATTAAAATGGTAAGTCGTTGTCCTCTGGCATTGGTACATATTCGCCCGTTACTGAATCAACCGCGGGTGCTGTCGCTTGTGGCTGTTGTGTAAAGCCGTTGCTTTGGCTGTTTCCACTTTGTTTTTTGCCCTGTGGGAATTCGACGTTATCAACTTGTACTTTGTAGCTGATTCTATTTGTGCCGTCGTCGGCTACCCATTTTTCCGACATCAGACGACCGCGTAAAACTACGCCGTCGCCCTTGTTAAAATACTGCTGTACAAAATTCGCAGTACCTCGCCACGCCACACACGGAATAAAATCCGCTTGAACCTCGCTATTTTTTGAATAAGGTCGATTAACTGCAACCGTGAATGAAGTTACATCAATTCCCGAATTAGTCTGTCTGTGTTCAGGGTCTGCGGTAAGTCTGCCCGCTAGCACGATACTGTTCATTATTCAAACTCCATTTCTGCTAAGCTAATTGGTTTTGTTAGCACTTTAGTTTCTTTGCAAAAGTCGCATTTTTCGCAACGCGGTGCGGGAAAAATTCCTTTTTTCATTCCGTCGTACAACTGCACATTCTTTTTAAAACGCTCTAGTTCAACGTCTAGATAGCTTTGCGGGATTTCAATTACTGCCAAATCGGGAGTAGCTTCCTTGGTGATTGCGCAAATAAAAAACGGTAGTTGCTTTCCTGTGTTCTGTCGCACTATTTCTTGATAAACTGCGCCTTGTAAGTCGTAGCCCCACGCCTCGACGAAATTCAGACGTCCTTTTTCCTCGACGTAAATCGGTTTAAAATCTTTCATGCACTTTAAGTCAGTGATACAAACATCAGGTTGATAAGCGTCAATTTTGATTTTGACCGGTACGCCCTCAATTTCACCGGTCATAATAACTTGCTTTTCGCCGTCCATATAAGACATAAACAAGCCGTCTTGTTCGGCTCTGTTAATAATTATTTCTGCATTTCTGTAGTCCGCTCGCAAGTCACCTTTAAGTGTGAAAATTTCAGGGTTTTGCGCTTTGAATAAGTCCAAAGAACCTTCAAAATGCGCGTCCACGTATGAACCAACCAATAGCGCTGTTGATTTTGGCTTTGTATATGTACCTCGCAATTCCGCAAGTGTTGAAGCCGGGCAATTTTCAAACGCCTTGAACTGAGAAACACTCATATACTGCTTGTTGCTTTCCGGACTAAAGTAATTTTCGCTTGTAAGTTTAATCATTGTTTTTTACCTCTTTCGCTTTAGCTGTCGCGCAGTCTGCGCAAAGTTTACAGCCGTATTTTTGTTTTGTGTAAACAGCCATTTGCTCGGCTGTCATATTACCAATAGCGTGTATTTCGCGCCCGCAGTTTTCGCACTTGATTACTGCTGTGCTTGGTACTAGCTTTCTAACTCTCAGCGCGTCCACAACTTCGCCGAACGCCTTAACCTTTTCAATACCTATTTGGATTTTTTTGCCCGACCAATCTTCAATATAAGGTGTTTTGTATATCTTCGCGATTGTTTTCATATTTGTGGCGTTCAAAATCATAGGTTTTTGTTTCTCAATAAAGTGACAAACTGTGCATTCCTCTTTTTTACCGCCTTCGCCTACGACCATTTCGTTTCCGACGGACTTAATCGTTAAGATTAAGTCGCGTCCGTCCTCGATTGAGTAAGCCCCTAAATAATTCGGGTTCGTTAGCTTCTTCCAATGTGTGTGTGCCATACCTTTTCACCTTCCTTATAACTCTGTTACGAGTAATTCGCTATCGTTAGTTGTGCGAGTTGCGATAAACTGTAAGCCTTTTTCCTTGCATTTCGCGTAAAGCTTTTGACGACTTTCGTCGTCTAGCTTTTCCGTACCGTTAATCAAAATAATTTGTAAGTGAGACGGATTGTTTATAGCTATGTCAACGCATAATTCGAGTAATTCACCGTCGGAACGGTTGGAAATTGGTAAGCCATTAATAAGCGGAATACCATCTTCCACGGTTAAACCTTCAACCGGTAGTGTAGCGCTTTCAAGTATCATCCCCGGTAATTCTCGAGCGAGTTCGATTTTATCGGTGTATTCTTCGCTCTGTTTCTTTAACTTCTCGATTTCGTTTTGCATTGTTAGCATTCTGCTGTATTCATTTAAATGCTTCATCATTGCTTCCGCTGTATTGATTTCAGTTGTTAATTCATCAGTTGATACAGTTTCCATTGACGCGTACTTATTTGCAACGTCAACATCAGCGTCTAACTTTGCCTTAGCTGTTTCATAGTTAGCTTTCGCTAAATTAACCTTGTCTTGTAATCTGTCGTCAATGCTTCCTAACTTGTCTTTACAAGCTGAAATTTCTGCTTGTAGTCGTGCGATAGTCGAATTTAAGTTATCCTTTTCAACGTTTATTGCACGTTCAGCACTCGCAATTTCAACTTCTCGATTTGCTTCAATTCCGCGCAATTTGTTGTTGTAGCCTTCGCGAAATGCTCGAGCGCGTTCAATTTTGTTGTTGTTGTCGCGAATTCTCATAAGTTCGGCGTATTTGGCGGATAAGTCGTAATTCTTCCACTTGTCTGCCTGATAGCCTTCCGGTATATCCTTCGCAATATCTTCGACGAACGCCCTTTTATTGCGAATTTCTCTGTTAATATCTTGCCTGCTCTGAAAGTACACACCATTCTCTGATTGAATATCATTAAGGATTTGAAGAATATTCTGTTCATAATTGACACCTTGTGGAATTTCGCCGAACTGTTCCTTAATCCAATTCATATCCCAATCGAAATTGATTAGGTCTAAAATCGCGCGGTTTTGCTCATTCTTGGACATCTGCGTAAACTCGACGGGATTTAGCTGTAGCGGTGTTACGATTGACTTCAAGAAGCTTTCGGGACGTGTTACGCGTTCGCCGTTGTTGCTAACATTTATCGCGTTAGCCTTGTTAGTTCTTGCCTTTCTGTCAATTCGCAAGCCTGTATCAGTTTCAACGATAATTTCGCCTTCCTTTTCGCCTTCTTTAACAACCCACGTACGCTCTGAATTGTTCGTTAACGCAAATCGGATTGCGTCAAGCGCGGACGTCTTTCCCGTGCCTTTCTTGCCCGTAATTTCGACACTCTGTCCGTCAAGTGTCTTTTCACTGATTCCATACAAATTCTTAATACTGATTTTTACTGTTTTCATTCTTTTACTCCTTCTTGACTTATCACCGTTAATTGTGTATAATAGTGATAAACCTTTTTTATTATTAATTTCGAAAAGCCGTTGAGAAGTTTTCCGACTTCTCAGCGGTTTTTCCTTTTCACGCTCAAAGTCTTGCGGTTGCTGAACGGATAAGGCTCGTCAACAACCTTTTTGTCACACTTGTCAGCGGGGCAACCTCTAGATTTCCTCGTTATCAGCATATAGTGACAAAACTTAATGCCACCGCCTGACTTTGTGTCGTTACCGTCTTTGTGGTAAATGCAACCTTTGCAACTTTTTCTATTCATTTTGTGTACCTTCTTCGTAAAGTTGCAACGCATTCCTATAAGCTTCTGCTACAATCGTCCTCATTGCGTTTTCGTTTGAATTTTGACACATTGACAAAAAAAGTTCTGTAAATAATGCAATTAATTCTATCGCAGAAGCTGACACACTTGCAGTTGCGAAAATTCTTTCTTTTTCGTTGTCTTTAACACCTGTTGTCAGCATATAAGTATCAACACCATTTTCTTCCATTATGTTTTCGACTGCTGTATGTACTTTTGCAACAATTTCGTCATATTTCTGCATAAATACCCGCCCTTTCAAACTGCTTGTAAAAATCGTCCGCATAGCACCAATACTCATAGTCACCAAGTTCTATTGCTGTTTCTCTGTCATTTTCGTTACAATTTAGCGCTTGATACTTCATAGACCATTTTAATTCAGTGATACTTTTGCAAACTCCACAACCTTCAATCACATAGTTAAGTAAGATAACGTAACAATCGCGTGTTGGTTTGCGTTCAGTAGTCTTGTACCATTTCACTTTATTAATCTGCTTCACTCGATTAATTCCCCTTTCAATTCAATTTCGATTTCCTCGACTTCTGCGCCGATATTTTCTTCAAAACGTCTTTTGATTCGCTGTGATTTAGTGATACAGATGTTTATATCGTCGTGAAATTCGTTAAGGAAATCACGAACGGCGTATGGTAAGCCGTACACGGTTAATAAATACACAATCGGTATAAGATAGATACCGCCGTTTTTCGTGTTGATATTAACACCTAAAGCTTGACCGATTACGACCGTCGCCAATATCGTTATAGCAAGTCCGATAAGCTTAACTTTATTCTTCATTTTTCAACTCCTTCAAAAGTCTTTCGCGTGCGTCCTGATTATCTTTAACCATTCCGACTAAGTGCGCTTGTTCGTTCAAAAAATTTTGAGCTTCTTTAATTGATTTCAACCACTCATTTCGCAACCATTTAACTTCTTGTTGCTTAAGTTTGATTATCATTGTTAAGCAAATAACAGACAAAATCAAACAGAAGATAGTAAAAGCTAATAAATAGTTCATTTTATCACCTCTTTTCTTTCTGCTGTTCGCGCCTTAAAAATGCTTGAAGCACCACACGCGCGAATGGCTCGACTTGTTCCGATTTTTCCCGATTTGGAGCGGTTCGGAACGGTTCAGACTTCCCAAAACTTCCGTCCGCGTTGCGCTTAATAATAACCGCGTCCCCCATTATTTAGCCCCCTTTTCTTCGCTTTTTTCTTTAGCTTTCTTGCTAGCTAAACCGATAACAACGCCGTTAATAAAAGCTTGGTCGTTGCTGTCCATCTTCTTAATTAACTCCGCAAGTGTTAAAGCCTTAATTTCGTTAGTGTTAGTCATTTAATCACATCCTTTTTGTTGTGTTTGCAATACTTTTTGTTGTTCTCTTTCGTATCACTAATCTTATTATACCATATAATGTAGGATTGTCAACACAAAATTTAATATTTTTTATTCTTTTTTTGTATTGACAACCCGATAACAAAATAGTATAATATAATTAATCTAATAATAAAGGTGGTGATACAATGACGGACGCGGAAATTATCTATTCCATTCGTAAAGCTTTAAATTTAAGCCGAGCAAAATTTGGCGAAAAAATTGGAGTAAGCGAAAGCGTAATTAAAAATATCGAATTACGCGGGAATAAAGTAAAACCGTTAATGGCGGATTTGATTTGTAAGATTTACAATGTAAATCCCGCCTATATCGAGACGGGCGAAGGTGATATGTTTACAGTATCGGACGATTTCATACTTGACGAAGTAAAAGAAATCTATGAGTTAACCGACCAGCAGTTACAAATTATTAAGAACTTCCTCGAACTCGACGACGACGGAAAAGAAATGGTGATTGAAACCGCGAAATCTTTAGCTAAGGATTTATAAGCAACAAAGAAGGGTGTAGCAAAACGCTACACCCTTTGTTTTTTGTTGCAATTCGTAAAAGCAACGCAAATTTACGAATTGATAATATAAAAAAGCGAGTAACTTAAATGTTACCCGCTTTGCTTATTAGTATGAAGCTACTGTATCGTAACTATTACAAAATACCTCGCCTTGTTCCCAATTACAAATACGCGCCCTTTTCTGTTCGCTTGTTCTTTCGTTGCTTCTTCCCTCGTGCTGAATAGTAACGAATGTTACTGTTTTCGCTGTTCTCTTAATGATTTCATAAGCAACGCCATCACCTGAAATATCTTTGTATCTTTTTCCAACCTCAAATTTCATTTTTAAAACCTCTTTTATTATCATTATTTGTAAGTATTTCCTTTTCCTTACAATTATATTATACGCTTTTGCCCGTAGTTTGTCAAGGCTTTTCTCGAATTTTTTTATAATTTTTACTTCTTTTTTTGGCTTCTGCTGTACCAATAACAAATATGTCTGTATATTTTCAATAACAATTTTTCATCCTCGATTTTATCCAACATAATTTTAATTAATTCTTTTGTACTCATCAAAATCACCTCTATTATATAATAGAACATATGTTCTAATTAGTCAATACCTTATTGTTATTTTGCCCCGTTTTGGCTGTAAAAAACGTAAAAAAGCATAAAAAAATAGCTAGTCTAACGACTAGCTATTAACGCGAAGGTTTTAAGCACTGCGGACGATATTAAATAACCGCCAGACGGTGCGACTACCTTTGGCTTTGGCTGAGCTGGCGGGATTCGAACCCACGGGATGACGGAGTCAAAGTCCGTTGCCTTACCGCTTGGCGACAGCTCATTATCATTATAAAAAATAAAAACCGTATTTAGTAATTCAAATACGGTTTTTATTTGGTGACCCATCGGAGATTCGAACTCCGGACACCTTGATTAAAAGTCAAGTGCTCTGCCAACTGAGCTAATGGATCGAATGGGGTGGATAGTCGGATTCGAACCGACGGTCTCCAGTGCCACAAACTGGCGCTTTAACCAACTAAGCTATACCCACCATAAATGAATGGCGCGCCAGAAGGGACTCGAACCCCTGACCTACTGCTTAGAAGGCAGTTGCTCTATCCAGCTGAGCTACTGGCGCATATCATTTAGAATGAACTATTTTAAGCTTTTACCTCGTTCATTCAGCCTCTATATTATATCCAATCATTATAGATTTGTCAACACTTTTTTTCAAATTTTTTAAAGTTTTTTTAATTTATTTTTTATATTCTAATATAGAATAATTATTCACTTTTAGTAGTATAATTATTATAGTTGTTAATAAATTTATCGTTGACAAATTTTCTTCCCTATGATATAATATTACTTGCAGTGAAGAAATGCGGATGTAGTTTAGTGGTAGAACTTCAGCCTTCCAAGCTGATCGTGTGGGTTCGATTCCCATCATCCGCTCCACTAAGGCAGTAACTTTGGTTACTGTCTTTTTTCTTTTGTTTTTTAATTCTTCACTTTATTTAGGTATATTACACTACAAATTAAGGTTTGTGGGGTTGATTATGTAATGTAGATAAATTAGATAATAACCGATTAATTC